AAGGATTATCATGTACGAAATAGAAAAACTAAACGGACGTTACATAGTATGGAGATTAGCAGGCAAACGGAAACTACGACAGGGAAGCTACTCAACGGAGGACAAGGCACTAGAGCGAATCGAGCAGTCACGGGAACTTATGGGAGCAGATAATTATTAAATGTAAAAGAATTTAACAAAAAGCTTGACATTGTTAAATATTTGTACTATAATTACTACATATAAAAAATAAAGGGTTCAAAAATGACAAACTTAGAAATGGAAGCTTACGGAAAACAACTTATCGAATGTGCTACAAGAAACAACTTGGATATAAACGATATTAAAAATGTTGCAAATGTTTTATATAAAGAGCAATTAGCATTTACTGAATTATTAAACTCTGACAGTGGAAAAGAGATAGTTAAGTTCTTAGGAGCTTAACTATGGAAAGAAAATTAATAGTGTCTTTGTATTATTTAAGCGATCAGCAATTTATAGAAATAGATGTTCCTAAAGATGGTGATATTTTAGACTTAGACTTTAATGGTAAATATTTAGTTCAGTGCAAACTAAACAAAGGTGCATTTATATTAACAGGAAATGGAATTGATGGTGGCGGGAATTCACTAAGTAGTAATTTTTATGAAAATGCGATATTAGAATAATATGCAGTTTAATAAAAAATTACTTTGTAAAATAGGTATTCATAAGTGGAGATATAGTGGTGGACGAACTCACCCTTTAACTAATGGTAGATGGTGTTGTGTGAGATGCTGGGGATATTCATGAAACCAACTAACACAAACATAGCCCACTTCTACGGCTTAACTCGCCAAACCATAGCCACATATAAGAAAGAAAAGCCTAGAACGTATGAAGCGTTAAAAAAGTATTTTATGGAGTGTACTAATGCCGTATGAGTTAAGTTAGTTTTTATAGTGGGTGGTATATACTGCCCTTATAAGTTTTTAAAAAGTAGCAGTTTTCCGTCTAGGCTTCTGCTACGTTTTAAGGGCTTATCTTCGGATGAGTAAAAAGCCTAGACAACTTCTTTACTTCCCTTAAAATTATCAGTCTGAAAGAAATGTTATGAAACACATAGCAATCATAAAGCAAAACATAGAAGGTGTTGAGATTAACTCAATTAGTGCTAAGGATTTACACAAGTATCTAGAAGTAAAAAAAGATTTTAGCGATTGGATTAAAACGCAGCTAGAACTAGATAAGAGAACACAGTCTACTTTCAAAGAAGATGTTGACTATCTTAAAAACCCCTTAAAAGTTGGTAAGCAAATAGACTATATACTAACACTAGAGACCGCAAAACATATAGCTATGATGTCAAAAGTAAAAAAAGGGCAAGAGGTAAGGCAATATTTTATAGATGTTGAAAAGGAATACAACAAAGAGTTAATTAAATCCTTATCAGATCAACAACATAAGACACTAGCCTTATTCAATACACAAGAAGTTATGGGTGAAGTTATCACAGATCATGATAAGCGATTAAAGAACCTAGAAAACAATTCACGCCTGGAAGCATGGCAAGAGAAAAACCTGCAAGATGCGAAGAACCGTAAAGTGTATGAACTTGCAAACGGTAATGATAAATTAGCAAGCAAGCTCCACAGAAACGTATGGCGAGAGTTTAAGAAAGTGTTTCATCTTCCAAGATACAATGAAATCAGAGTAGGCAGATACGAAGACGGGCTTATGTGGCTTAATAGCGTGCAACTGCATGAGGTTGTTTAGATGCTGTCAAATGAAGAATTTAAAGAAGAAATAAATAGAGTGCAAGGATTAAAAAATCAGATTTCATCATATAAGACATATAACTATAGAGGTAGTGACTTGATTGATTTTATGGATGAAATGATAGAAGCTTTAAAAATGCTTCACGAAACAAGAACGGAGTTAGAAGAACTAAAGAAAAAGAAACATCATCAGCGAATAGTATACAAGGCAAGAAAATGAAAGTACAATACTCAATGCTAACAGGAATTATTTACGCAACAACAAAGAAAGATAAATATGACATTACGTCAGATGCAATAAATGCGGTTACCATAAAGATGATAGAAGGGTATGAACCTGATGGTTTTATAGAGTCAAAAATTGATGGCAAAAAGTATCAGTTATGCTTGAAGGAATTATAAATGAAACCTGCACTAGAGTCAGAACAGATGCAAGTAATATTCTTTGAAGTAAAGACAGGGAAAAACCCTGTACCATACAAAAGGACTACACAAAAGCAGAAGTTTGTTGATACTGAATATAAAAAGTATTTAGAATACAAAAACTTAATCGTTGCAGAGTTCACAAAGACTATGGGAAAACTGCCAAGCGGAATACTTAAAAAAGATAAAAAGTATTTTGTAGACGTGGTATGCTACTACAAAGATAAAACGCATGGCGATACAGATAACGTAGCAAAAGGTGTTAATGATGCTTTATTTCAAAAACCATTAAGCGACAAGTACATAGCAGGGACTTATGATTATTACTATGATAAGGAAAACCCTCGCCTATGTGTACGGATAAGGGATGAGTAGATGTATAAAATCCAACAAAAGAAATGCAAACTAAGAGACGACACACCTGTCCGCTTCAACAAAGCAGAATACCAAAGACGGCAAGAGATAATCTATTCAAAAGGATTATGCCAAGTGTGTGAAGAGTCTACCAACTTAGACGCTCCTCATCACGCGGTTGGAGGAATAGGTACAAAGGACGACAGAACGCTTATTTGTATCTGCCAAGATTGTCACAGGCACATACACGCACAAGGCGGTTATAGTGCATTAAAGAAGACTAAAGCAGAGATCATAGCTATTGGATGGGCTAATAATGAGGAGATAGAAGATGAAAATATTGGTAGCATGTGAAGAAAGCCAGGCGGTAACGATAGAGTTAAGAAAGTTAGGGCATGAGGCTTATAGTTGTGATTTACAAGAATGTAGCGGTGGCTATCCGGAATGGCATATACAAGGTGATGTTACTGAGCTATTAAAAGAGAAGTGGGATATGATTTTAGCTTTCCCTACTTGTACGTATTTAACAAATGCAGGGACAAGGCATTATAGTAGAAGGATTAACCCAGAATGGAAAGTTGTTGAGAGAGAGAAAAAACGAGAAGAGGCCGCTGAATTCTTTATGCTATTTGCAAATGCAGACTGTGATAAGATAGCTATTGAAAATCCAGTAGGATATATGAATAGTTCATACAGGAAACCAGACCAAATAATACATCCTTATTATTTTGGGGATAATTTTAAAAAAAGAACTTGTCTTTGGCTTAAAGGATTGCCAAAACTAGAGCATACTGATCTACTTGTAGAGCCTGAACCAATGTATATATGCCAGGGCGAACTATCAAAAGGAAAAAAAATAGGATGGTGTGAGGGCATAAAAGGAACGAGTGGAGGGCAAGAAGGAAGGGCAAAAGCAAGAAGCAAAACGTTTCCAGGAATAGCAAAAGCAATGGCTGAACAATGGGCAGGAAAAGCATAGTGATAACCGATAAAACATGGAAATTCTACTGGTGTCACGTCCACCTAATACAGCAGCTAACAAAAACCGAACTACATAAGTACGCAGAGCTTATATCACTAAGCAATCTGCCTTCCACGCCAAACAGTAAAATCCTAAAAGCAATATCCATAAGACAAGACGAACTACGCAGCAACACACACGATGCTTTAGCCGTATCTTCAAGTATATCTATAGACTAAGTATATATTAAGATATATATTAGTATCATTGTATATCTTAAAAAAAAGAGGTTCAAAATGTATTACACACACACAAGATACAAAGTAATGGAAGGCGAGCCACACTTAGGCTACATCACAGAGTCAGAACTAATCGAAGCAGATGGCGAAGCTGAAGCACTTTGGCTTACTGAAGTGGTAGACAATCAATGTCCTTCACGATACTTTTCAGCTATTGACTGGGTATCAGAAGATCAAATCCATTTAGACATAACGGACTACATCGGTGAAAAAAACTACACAAGCTTTGAAGGCATCATCTATAACATGGATGAAGACGAATCGTTTAGCATGGTACGTGCAGACAGTATGTTAAAAGCGTGTATTGCGCACAATAAAAGGAAAAGATAATGAAAGAGTTATTAAAAGCTAAAAGTGAATTCAGAAAAAAAGGAGTTGTACTTGTTGCCGATAAGCAGAAAAGCGGAGGCGGTGGAAGTTGGAAATTTGCAGGCGAAGATAATCTAATCAGAACCATACAAGAGCCTCTAACGGAATGTGGGCTTGAATTGATAGTTACTATGGAGTATCTAAAAGAACTTGGCACAGACACTATTAAGGCCACTCTGTTTCATATTGATAGCGGTCAGAATATCTCAACTCAAATATCAATGCCACCAGTTGAGCCAAGAGTTGATAAGAACGGAAACAAGATGTATTTAGATGCAGAGATCGAAAGAGGTAAGCAGTTCGGCTATTGGAGCAGAATGTTATCTATCCGTATCTTAGGACTAAGCGACATTGACCCAGAAGACATGCGGAACGCGCCACAAGACATTACAGACGAAGCAAAAGACGAAGCCATTGCGCGGCTTGAAGTCCTTATCAATGCTTCAACTAAAAAAGATGAGACTATCGCATGGATAAATAAAAGATACGCTACAGACGATTATAAAAAAATCAAGGTGCAACAAGCACATGAAGCATGTAATATGTTAGCGAGCAAACAAAATGCGAATAGTTAACATTGAGCAAGGTTCTGACGCTTGGTTACAAACTAGGAAGGGCTTAGTGACAGGCTCACGGTTTAAAGACGTTATTACTCCTGCAAAAGGTGAACTGTCCAAATCAAGCAAGAGTTACATGTATGAACTGGTAGCCGAAAGAATGGGAGCTACTGTAAATTTTTATCAGAACGAACACATGCAACGTGGTAACGAATTAGAGCCTGATGCACGTACAGCTTATGAGTTTGTGAAGGATGCGGTAGTTGAACAGGTTGGCATCTGTATACACGATAACGGTATGGTAGGCGTTAGCCCTGATGGGTTGGTAGGTGAAGATGGTGGCCTAGAGATTAAATGCCCGAAAGAAACAACGCATATATCATACTTAGAAAGTGGAGATATGCCTTTAATATACAAGCCACAAGTTCAAGGCTGTATGTGGGTTACTGGTAGAAAATGGTGGGATTTCATGAGCTATCACCCTGATTTACCGCCTTTGATTGTAAGAGTATTTAGAGATGAAGATTATATCAGTTCGATGGAAGCTGGGATAACAAAATTTGCTGAAGATGTTCTTGATCTTGAAAAAAGACTTGTTAAAAAGTACATAGGAGATTAATCATGGAATCCTTAATCGGAACACTAATCATCATTCTAACAGGATGGGGGATGACAGGCGATGTCACAACGGACGACTCAGCAGAATAAACTGTACCACGAACTAGCAGGAAAGCTTCACAAGCAGAGAAAAGTTATTGTTTATGATGGCAGGTTCGGGCACAGAAACCCTGTAGTGTTTATGCCGTGTGTGTTTAGCTACGATGAGTTCCGGGTATGGATGGCTGAGTTAGACTTGGACTATCCAAGAGACGAAGAAGGCAAGCCAATATCAAGCACTAAGTTAGATATTGACCAAATGACAAGCCACATATTCTTTTTAAAAGTCTTATGTGATGAAATAATAGGAGAATAAAAATGTTCAATAAAGTAGTTTTAGTCGGAAATCTAACTAGAGATATTGAGTTGCGTTATGCAAGCAGTGGTTCAGCTATTGCAAATACAGCTATTGCAACAAGCCGTAAGTTCACACAGAGTGGAGAGCGTAAAGAGGAAGTGTGCTTTATTGACATTACTTTCTTTGGAAAGTCAGCAGAGATAGCAAACCAGTACCTACGCAAAGGATCAAAGATTTTAGTCGAAGGCCGTATCAAGTTCGATCAATGGCAAGCGCAGGATGGAAGCAAGCGAAGTAAGCACAGCGTAATAGTCGAGACCATGCAGATGCTAGACAGTAAGCAGGGTAATGAGAATAGAGGCAATGGAGAAAACAACTATCAGGACGATGGAAGTTATGACCCTAACCCAAAAAGCGGACAGCAAAGCCACACCGACTACCAAACACAGCAGGGCTACGGAAATCAAAATAAGCAGATGCCGCCGCAGCAGTCAAGCATTGACATCGACGAGGACGAGATACCCTTCTAACTGGGGTTATCCATGCTCCAGTAAAGGTTGTAGCGCACACTGCAATATATGTGATAGAAGCAAAAGATACAAGGAAACTAAATGAAAGTAGATGAAAGAGTAACAGGCTTTTCTTTAAACGTAAAAAAGGATAAAATAAGGGCTATGAAGAAAATAGCCAAAGCAAAAAGCACAACGGTATCAGATATGCTTAGAGCATACATGGACAGAGCAATCAAGGCAAACGATAAATACTTGGAGGACTAGATGTATTATGCAGTAATACTTTTACTATGTGTGGCATGGTATTGTTTAATCACGAGCGAGATCAAGTACCGGAAGCGACAAAAGAAACATAATCGAGGGGAGTTTTTAAAATGGCTATAAGAGAGATTAAATTTAGAGCATGGGGATACCATGATGCAGATTTTGACTATAATGGGGAAGTTGTGCTTGGTAAAAAATCTATGCTTTTTGATATTGGAATAATTAATGGGCTAGATGAAATGGCTTATGAACCAAGCAAACATATTTATATGCAATACACAGGACTTAAAGACAAGAACGGTGTTGAGATTTATGAGGGGGATATAGTAAGGTTTTTGGAAATAGATGGAGTTGACAGCGTTACAGAAGTCGAGTTTAGGGAAGGTGGGTTTTATCCGTTCGCCCCAGATTTTATACATTGGGGCAATGTTGAAGTAATCGGAAACATATACGAAAATAAAGAGTTACTAGAGCGATGAGCCGATACCTACCCGACCTAACAAAAGCTGAACTAACAGCACTACACGGCTTTCTAAAAGGACGGGCACGAGTAACTGAGGAGGAGGTGGATAACTTTATGAGGGAGAACTACGAAAAGTTTGGACTGTTTGAGAACTGCATAGCGCACGTTACTCAGAAGGACTTAATCATTAAACGACCTATAGGATGGGCAAATGAAGATAAGCAGTAGAGGCTATATTTTTATAGCAGGCGTAGTATTTACAGTTGCCTTCTGGGGCGTAGTTTTAAATCAAATATTAAAAGGATAGACAATGAAAAAAATTATTTTAGCAATCATGTTGAGTGTATCAGCACTTATGGCAGACGGTGTAGTAGTAGGAGCAGAATTGCTTTACGGAAAAGTTGACTCAGACCTTACAGCTTCAGCAGGTGGAGCATCAGCTTCAGTAAGTGATGATACCAAGACAGTTGCATTCTCAGCTAAAGCCGGCTATCAGTTCGATGCTGTACGTGTAATGGGTGTACTCACTTCAGAGAAGTACAAAGATGACATGATGGTAGACAACGAGGGCAGCCTAGTATCACTTGGTGTAGAAGCCGACTATCTAATCAATAACTTGTTTATCGGAGCTGTAGCAGCTAAAGGGCAAAAAGACTTTGATGGTACTGATATTGATTTTGTAGACTATGGAGCGAGAGTGGGTGGTATCTTTGAACTTGGAACAGATGTGAACCTTGAAGCAGGTATACAGTACAAAGTGAGAGACTACGACAACTACAACTACATGGGCGTTGATCTTAAACTTGACGATAAGATTGTAGGCGTATTTGTGGGTGTTTCGTTCAATTTATGATATAATATACGCCTAACCTTGATTTATAGAGCCTCATAACGTGTGGGGTTCTAGTAAGTCAATAAGAAAGGGTTCACGTGGTAAAAGATAAATTCACAAAAGCAGAACGCACATACCAAAACAGCAAACCATACGACTTTAGAGATTTAGAGTTAAGCCTAGTAGTAAAGCGCAACGAGGTAGAGACACTAAAGAAAGAAGTAAAGCGACTCACAGAAGAGAACGCAGGGCTGAGGTATGATGTAAAGAAGTATGAGAAGCTGTTTGCAGATAAGGCAGAAGCTAATGGCTAGAAGCTTAATAGCACCCGATCAATGGGAGAAGGCTAAAGAGTATTTTGAGCATGGGTTAAGCCTTAGTGATATATCAGATAGAACAGGTATAAGTAGAGGGGCAATAAGCAAAAAGAGTAAGAGCGAAGAATGGGGCAAAGAAACACCAAAGAAACAGTTGCTTTCCCAAGCTATCGATGTTACGAAGGGTAAAAATGTGCTGAAAGAAACACCTGTTGCTTTAGAAGTGCATAATGAATTGCATAATGAAGCTATAAGAAGAGAGGGTTTAATCTTTGGCAATGCAGAGAAGTTAGCAAAGAAACTAGGCACAATGTCAGACCAAATAGATACGCCTAATGACTTAAAGACACTTGCAGAAGCAAATGATAAACTAGCTATTACTCTAAGGGTAGCAGACAGACATGCACCAAAGATAGATGTAACACAGGTGCAGCAAGCAACAGCAGGAGAGACTACCATACTCATACAAGAGGACAAGGTAGAATGACTAAAAGCCTGAAGCTACTACCTCATCAGTTTTCACTTATACAAGATGAACAGACAGAGGTATTAGGCTTAGTATCAGGGTTCGGTGCAGGAAAGACATTCGCAGTTGCAAGAAAGGCCGTACTGCTAGCAAAAGCTAACCCAGGCTGTGACGGTATAGTAACAGAGCCAAACTTCCCACTACTCACACAGATACTTATCCCAGAGATCAAAGCAGCACTAGACTTCTTTCAATACAAATACGAGTTCAAAGCAGGCGAGTCAATCTTCTATGTGATGATACAAGGCCAAGAGACACGTATTATCTGTAAGTCAATGGAAGGATACGAGCGACTAATCGGTATCAATGCCGCATGGGTTATCATGGATGAGTTCGACACAGCAAAGCCTGAACTTGCATACAACGCTTATATCAAGCTCCTAGGTCGTATGCGTGTGGGTAATGTCCGACAGATGGTCATAGTATCAACACCTGAAGGCTACCGGTCGATGTATCGCATATTTGTAGAGGAAGGCGATAAAGGAAACAAGCGGTTAATCAGAGCAAAGACTACTGACAACTACCACTTGCCACAAGACTACGTTGATCGTATGCGCTCACAGTACCCGGCTGAACTAATCGATGCTTATCTTAATGGGGAATTCACAAACTTAACATCAGGAACGGTATACACACAATATGACAGAACACTTAATGACACGAGCAGAGAAGATGATAAGCTTAGTGATATTCATATCGGTATTGACTTTAATGTTAGCGCTATGTCTGCTGTGGCTTGTCTCGTTAAAGATGGTTGTGTCTATGCTGTAGATGAGTTCATAGGCCTGTTTGATACACCTGAACTCATACAGACACTAGAAGCTAAGTATGCAGGACGTAGAGTAACAGTCTACCCTGATGCGGCTGGTGATGCAAGAAAGAGTGTGCAGGCTAACACTTCAGACATTAAACTACTTAAACAAGCAGGCTTCAGCGTAAAGGCAGACAGCAAGAACCCTGCGATTATGGATAGAGTCAATGGGCTTAACACACTATTCTGCAATGCAGACGGGCTAAGAAGATGCTTTGTGAATACTACTAAATGTCAGAAGCTCACTAAAGCACTAGAGCAACAAAGCTATGACGAGAACACTAAGATGCCTGATAAGAAGAACGGACATGACAACAACGGTATCGATGCACTTGGTTATCTCACATCTAAACTATTCCCACTAAGAGTAAGAAGAAACGCACCATTAAAGAGAGAAGACCCTATGCCTTCACAGAATAACTGGAACGTGTTTTGAATTCTTACATAAGAGAGGATGACTGCTTATCATTCGTACAAGACAAGATGATGGGCAATATGCGTTTAGAGGACGGCTTCACAGAAGAAGACGAAATGCTTATGTATAAGAACACAAATCATGTAAACTATTTCATACCTTCAGGTAATGGCTTCTTATGTGTGTCTATCTATGAGGAGTTCGTGGTTATCCCATTTGCATGGCACATAGGCAAGCATGGCACGCTTAAAGAGATGGTACGACTAGGCAAGGACCTGTATAAGCACTACACAATAGAGAGATGCAAGCCGATATACTACACCGGGCTTAAAAACCTATACGGTCACAACTCTGTAGAGATAGCCGAGAACCTATGGATGTTTGAGCCTAAACGCTATGATTAGTTTATGGTATAATGAGTGATTAAATTTTATACAAGGAGTTGCCTATGGGTGGTGGTGGTTTTATAGGAAGCATAACAAAAGCAGTTAAGAAGGTGGTTAAAGACCCAGGTAAAGCATTACTTAGTGCGTCTACTATGGGCTTGGGTACAGGGTTAGTAGGTGCGGCAGAACGTGAAGCGACAGGCGGTGTCGGTGCTGAAATACTATCAGGCGGTGCAATCGAGTCCAAGCAGACCAAAGCACTTAAAGATGCACAGTCTCAATCAGAGGCTAAACAAGCAGGCATTGTCAAAAAGCAAGCCGATGAGCAGGCAGCTAAAGACAAGGCACGTGAGTTAAGACGTACACAACAGGCACTTGGTAAGAGATCACTACTGTTCCAAGGTCAAGGCGGTAGCGAACTCGGAGTCCAAAGAAAAACAACACTAGGATAACACATGGCATTAATCGTAAAAAGTTTCACATTCGTTCAATGTAGCGAGTGCCACCAAAACATCAAGTTGGAAGTGGGCAAAGACATTGAAGGGTTCAAGTGTGAGTGTAAGCAAGCAACAGAAATTGTAGAAGAAGCACCAAAAAAGCGTACAATACGCAGAAAAGTAGAGGCAGAGGCAGATGCAACCTAAACTATTCAACATGGACGGTATGCTAAAGCGTATCAAGACGGCCAAGGCCAACAAACAGAAGTGGGAACAGCATTTGAAAGAGTGCTACGAATACGCAATGCCTGAGCGTGAGACAGTAGACAGTCACAGCCCTGGACAGAAGAAGAACCAAAAGCGTTTTGACTCAACAGCGGTTATGGCACTTGAAGACTTCTCTGCACGCATGGAGTCACAGTTAGTTCCTGCATGGCGCAAATGGTTCAAACTTGAAGTAGGTAGTGAGATACCCGAAGAGAACGAACAAGAGGTAGAAGAGTACCTAGAAGAAGCGACTGATATTATCTTTGACCATATCAATCATTCAAACTTCAATGCTCAGATAAAAGAAACATTCCTTGATCTTGGAGTATCTACCGGTTGTATCATCGTTGAAGAAGGTGACGGTATAAACACATCCCTTAACTTCAGAAGCGTATCTTTATCAGAAGTGATACTAGAGCGTTCAGCACGTGGCATACCTGAAACTGTATGGCGTGAAGTTAAAGTACCTGTTGCAGACATTCAGCAGATATGGCCAAAAGCAGAACTCACACAGTCTATCAAAGACAAGATAAGTTCAGACCCTACACAAGAGATTAAGTTAATTGAAGGTGTAGCACAAGACCATAAGACTAGAGATAACATCTCTATGTTGTTAGATATGGACGGAAAAGAGGCATTATATGAGGAAAAATTAGACATTTCTCCTTGGATAATCTTCCGTGAAGCTACAATACCGGGCGAAGTGTACGGGCGTGGGCGTGTTATGAAGTGCTTAGATCAAATCAAAGTGCTTAACAAGATGGTAGAGAACTACCTAAGAGCCTTAGAGTGGCAAGCTCACCCATTATTCACAGCTACAGATGATTCAGTGCGAAACCCTTACAATATGTCATTGCGCCCTGGTTCAATCACAGTAGTAGATTCCAACGACAGAGGCAACCCTTCAATCGCACCTATGCCTGTAGGTGGTAACCCACAACTGTTAGAGTTTGCAGTAGTCAAGTGGCAGGACTTTATACGTCAAGCTATGATGAGCAAACCATTTGGTAATGTGGAAGATACGCCAGTCAGGTCCGCTACTGAGATGAGTATGCGTAATGCAGACCTGCAGAGTGTTCAGGGTTCAGCAGCAGGCCGATTGCAGACAGAACTAATAGAAAGACTTATTAACAACGTGGCAGAGATACTTATGCGTGCCGGTAAACTACAGCCTATGAAGATAGACGGCAAGATGGTTACTATCAAGTTTACTTCACCTATTGCACGACAGCAAGACGCAGACGAACTAATGGTACTTATGCAGGGTATGGAAATGCTTGCAGGGTTAGACCCTAATGAAGTGAAGCGTGAACTTAAGACTGAAGAAGTGCCTGAGTTCATCATTTACAAATTAGGTCTACCTTCATACTTCAAGCGTAACGATATGGAAAAAAAAGAGTACGACCAAAAGATGCAACAGCAGATGCAGGCCATGATGGAGCAGCAGAATGGCTGAGTATCTAGGATGGGAAACCGAAGAGGTAGAAGTACCTAAAGAGCAAAGCAATAAGCAGGCAGAGTATGATGCAATATTCAAGCCTCTTGCTACTCCTAAAGCTGTGGAAGCGTTGGAGATGATAAAGAACAAGTTGGTTAAGCGTGGTATCGCTAACCCTCACGATACACAGATACAAGTAGGCCTAAGACAAGGCCGTCTTGATATGATTATGGACTTGCTAGACATAGCAGAAAGGCTGAACAATGGCAACTGATCGAGAACTTCAGAACATACTAAACTCAGGTGAGATAGCTACTATCTTTATGGGCGGTGCTACTACTGCCGACAAACTACTAAAGCGTTCAGAGATAGAGGCTATAACAGACCCTCTTGACACAAGGGTAACAACCTTAGAAGCAAGTCATACGCTACTATTAGTCGCTACAAGCGTGGCAACAACACAAGAGCCTAGTGTTACAGACACAGCGTTACAGATAGAGTTCGGACCACTACAAACCACTACTGATATTGACATTTCAGCAGCAGGTGCGATAACATTCAAGACAGCAGGGAAGTACATCATCTCTCCATTCTTTCAATATGGGCGTGCAGGTGCTTCAGGAACTTCAATACTTCTGAATCGATACCTACGTAATGGCGTACAAGAAGGCAACTCTTTAGCTGCAAAAGTAGATAACGCAGAGGTCCTAGTACCTTGGTCTAGTTCTATTCAATTCACAGCAGTAATAAATGATGTGCTTACAATCGAACTTATCAGAGACAGCGCAGGCAGTAATTCAGGTGGTCTATTCGCATTGACATCTACAGCCGGTTGGAACACAGCGCCATGTGCATCTATCCAGATATACAAAGCTACATAGCATAAGTAGTGTCCTATTCGTAGGGCATTATCTTGTACTAACGTACAAATAAACACAAAAGGATACGCATGGAAAACATGGAAACAAATGCCCCTTCAGAAGTAACAACTGAGGGTAGTACAGAACAAGGCGAGACAAAGACAACAGGGTTCTATAACGGTAAATACAACTCAATATCTGACTTTGAGAAGTCACACGATGAACTGCAAAAGTCTTACAGCCAAAAGACAGCTGAGTACAAAGAGCGCATGGGAGCGTTTACTGGCGCACCGGAAGCTTATGAAGCAGGCGAAGGCATAGAAGTAAGCGAAGATAACCCGTTATTCGGTAAACTTCAGGAACTAGGCAAAGAGATCAACCTTGATAATGAAGGTTATAACAAACTCGTTCAGATGTATAACGACACCATGGCAGAGCAAGAAGCGCAATACGAAGAGACTATGAAGCAAGAACTTGAAAAACTTGGTGGAAGCGCACAAGAGCGTATCCAAAACATCAACGACTGGTCAAAAGCAAACTTATCTGAAGATGAACAAGCCGTTATCAATCGTATTGCAACCGATGCAGAGTCAGTACAATTCATTGAAAGCATGATTGCACGTACTAAACCACAAGGTATGGCACAGTCTCACCAAGTCAAAGCAAATCCTACTTACAGCAAAGAAGAGATAAGACAAATGCAGATGGCTAAAGATGAAAATGGCAACAGAAAAATGTCCACAGATCACGAATACTACAAGAAAGTGATGTCATTAATGGCACAAACTGCCTAAATATTAACCATACATTTGATTAATTGATAGTTTTGTGGTATGATTATTGTATTGTAAAACTATCCATCCGTTAGGATACCTTCAACGAAGCCCAAAACGGTAGGAGAGTTATAGCTGAGAAGTTATGACCCCTACTTGTTAGGGACACCCAAAACTACAAGCGACAATAACACTTAAAAAAACACAAAGGAAAACTTATGTCAAGAGAACTAAGTGCTGTTGAATCAGAGTTATTTGACAGCGAAGTAAAAAACGCATACCAAGGTGACTCTAAACTGCGTATGTGTGTACGTATTCGCAACAACGTAGAAGGTGGAACATACAAGTTCCGTAGAAAAGGCAAAGGTCTAGCAACTGAGCGTAACGCACCAAGTGCTGATGTTAACCCTATGAACATTGACCATGCTCTTATCCCTGTAACGCTTTCAGATTGGGATGCTTCAGAGTATACAGACATCTACAACAACAAAGCGGTAAACTTTGATGAGGTAGTAGAACTTGCAGAAGTTATTTCAGGCGCACTTGGCCGTAGAGATGACCAACTTATTATCGATGCAATGGCAGGCGGTACATTCTCAGCTACTCCAACAGCTACAGAAGGTGGTCTTGTAGGTACAGATGTAGGTGGTGTTGGTACAGGTCTTAATGTGGCCAAGCTACGTGCAGGTCAGAAGTTCCTAAACAAGCGTGGTGTTCCTATGATGGACCGTTACTGTGCGGTTGATGCTGAAGGGCTTGATGATTTACTTGCTTCTACAGAAGTTACAAGTTCAGACTACAATGCTGTTAAAGCGTTGGTACAAGGTGAAGTTAATACTTTCCTAGGTTTCAAATTCATCATGATTGAAGACCGTGCAGAAGGTGGTCTAAACCTTACTGGTTCACTTCAAGATTCGTTTATGTGGCATAAAGATGCCGTTGGTTCTGCTGTAGGTATTGACATGGAAACTCGTGTTGATTACTCTGTGGATAAAAAGTCTTGGTTGTCTACTGGTTCACATAAAGCCGGTTCAGGTCTTATTGACAACGAAGGCGTTGTTAAACTTCAATACACAGTCTAAGGAGAAATAGATGGCTTTTGATCGCACAAATCTATCAGGTAATGTAGGGGCAGGTTCTAACGCCCCTAAGTTTCACACGTTCAAGGATGCTTCAAGCACAAAGGCACAAGTTGCCGCTGCTGATTACTTCTTGACTGTGACAGACTCACTAGAAGCAGGTGATGCAATTCTATGTGGTTGTTCGGATGGTACTATCATCCTAATCGTTACTGCTGCAACTGCTGCAACTGTAACTACTGAACTGTTAGAAGTTACTACAGTTTAATTTTAATGCCCCCTTATACATTCAGGGGGTATAATAAATTAATACTTTCAAGGGGCTAACATGGCAGGAAACACCTCAGCAATTCAGATGGCTTCAAACGCTTTAGTCCTATTAGGGCATCCACCTATTTCTAGTTTTAATGAACCAGGCGCAGGGGCAAGAGCTTCATCTAACTTATATGAGTCTACATACAGAGATGTACTTTCAGGAACAAGATGGCGTTTTGCTACAAAGAAGGCCAACTTATCTAGGTTCGCTTCAGCTCCATTAAACGAGTACAAATATCAATACCAACTACCAAGCGACTTTCTGTACGTTATCAGAGTAATAGACAATAGTGACTATGAGATATACCAAGACCGGCTATACTCAGATATCCCTGCATTGTCTATCGATTACATATACAGAGTTGATGAGTCATACCTTCCCCCTTATTTTGCAGTGCTTATGGAGTATCAGTTGGCTGCTAAACTTGCAATCCCTGTTACGGCTAACAGCACAAGGGCTGCACTTTACGATGATATGGCAAACAAGCAACTAAAAAAGGCGAGATACTTAGACTCTTCACAAAGACCTGCTGATGAAGTAGTAGGATCAATCTATGTAGATGCGAGACACTAATGGCTAAGTCAAGACTTATTCAGTCCAACTTCACAACGGGTGAGATAGCACCAACGCTTAGAGCTAGAATAGATATTGAAAAATACTATAACGGTTGCACAAGAGCTGAGAATGTAACTATCCTTCCGCATGGTGGACTAAAGCGAAGACCTGGGCTAGCCAAAGCTACAGACTCACACCAAGCCGATGCAATACGCATAGAAGCTTTTGAGTTCAGCACAACACAAGAGTATCTTATTTTGTTTGAACCGAGTGCTATTAAGATATTCAAAGACGGTGCTTTGCAGTCAACAGAGGTATCTCCATACACAACAGAAGCTGAGATAAAAGCACTTGATGTTATACAGTCTGCTGACACAATGATTATCGTACATGAAGACCATGCTCCACAACAACTGCAAAGACAAGGAAGTGATACAAACTGGGCATTGTCCGCAATCACTTTGTTAAACATCCCTACTTATGATTTTGGAACAGGGCTAGAAGCAGTATGGAGTGTTATAAGAGGATGGCCTAGAACAGCTACATTTCATGGTGGGCGTTTATGGTTCGGTGGTTCTAAGCAGAAGATCAACTCAATTTGGGGCTCAGTAGTCAATGTGTTCTTTGACTTTAATGTTGGAACGGGGCTTGCTGATGATGCAATCTTTGATACGCTTGACACAGACCAATACAATGCTGTTCAGGGTATATTCTCAGGCCGACATCTTCAGGTATTCACTTCAGGCGGTGAGTTCTATAATTCAAGTTCGGTTATCACCCCTACGACAAGTTCATGGAAAAGACAAACATCATACGGTTCTTCAAGAGAAAGACCTGTATCTGTAGATGGCGCAACTCTCTTTGTGGACCGTTCAGCACGCACAGTAAGACAGTTTATATGGTCATTCAATGAGGACAGTTACATAGCTACTAACATCACACTAATAAGTTCACACATAGTAAACGATATTCAGGCTATTGCTACTATACGTGGAAGTGAAACCGATGTATCAGACTTTGTGTACGTAGTCAACGGAGACGGCACAGTAGCAGTTATGAACACTATGCGATTAGAGCAGATACAAGGGTGGACAAAATGGACTACTGACGGCCTATTCAAAGATGTTGCTGTAGTTGGAAAGACTGTTTACTTCTTGGTCACAAGAGACGGAATCAACTTTATTGAGTACCTGAGAGAAGGAACATACACAGATCATAACGTGGCAGTATTCGGTACAAGACCTACAACAGACAACGTAGTACATAGCGGTGACAATGTGGTAAACGGTGGAGGTACAAATATAAACCATACCGACCTTACAACCGGTGTTCTAATAAGCGAAGTGGATACAGATTATATCGATGCACTTATCACAAGAGAATTTAAAGTCACTACTGATAATTCAATCCAAGATGATTCACTTGTCACAGTAATAGGTGTAAACGATAATAAAATGGTGTTGCCACGTGATGCTTATTCTGCTGAGGTAGGCATAGGCTATGAAGTATTCGTAAAGACTTTGCCTTTAAACGTAGGAACACAAGCAGACGGGCAGATAGTTAACCTTGAAAAGAGGGTAAATCGTGTTATACTTAATCTATACGAAAGCCTTGGTGTTTATGTTGAGTCGGAGTTCCTAGGGGATAAAGTGTTTCCTGTTGTTTTAAACGAGGCGGCAGAACCATTTACCGGGATAAAAGAGATGTACTTATTTGGGTACATTAACAGATTAGTGGAAGTGGAAGTATCGCAAACAGATGCTTTACCATTCACACTACTTAGCATTGATTCAGAGATAGAAGGATAGACATGGGTGGCATAGCAGCAGCAACCGGCATTTTAGGAATGGCAAGCAGTTATTCAAAAGGCAGAGCAGAAAAACGTGCTTATGAGGCAGAAGCCAACCAAGCAGCACTACAAGCTGAGATGGATACTATCAGCAGAAAGCGAGAACTTGAAGATGCTTTATCTATGCAGGCGGTAATGTTTGCTTCACAAGGCAGACAAGCAGGTGTTGGTTCAGCTCAGGCAATCCAAGAAGAAGACATCAAGCGTGCAGGCCAAGACATAGATATGATTAAAGCCGGTGCTAAAGTAAAATCAACTTCAAGCAAAGTAGCAGGCCGATACGCTCAACAATCTGCAATCACTTCAGGGCTTATAAATGGTGGTCAATCATTAATGAACTTCAGTAGAGCAGGCGGTAAAGAATGGCTAATGAAAGATGATTGGAAGGGTGGCAAATAATGGCTGAACTACCTAGATACAGAGGCGTTACTGCACAAGTACAAAGCGGTGCAAAAGCACACATGGCACAGGCAAGGTCTATTGATTCATTCATACAAGGCGTTAAGGGTATCGAGCGTGGTGCTACTGATATGCTTGCTACACAGTCTATTGAACAAGCTAAAGTGGATGCACAGACAGCATTTACCACAGAAGGCAAGAACGCAGAAATAAGCGATAGTATGTCGGTATACGGTCAACAATACAGACAGTCTTTACAAAACCTACAGAAGAAGCAAGTATCTATTGACACTACAAAAAAGTTCAATGATCTCTACACAGCAAATAAAGATAACCCTGCACTATTCGAGGAAGTCACAAACGCATACAGAGACAAAGCCCTGAAAGATATGCCTGAACATCAAAAGGCAGATTTTGTAATAGACTACGAAGCAAACAAAGCGCAGTTCGGTGCTAGAATAAAAGAGAATCGCATCAACGCTGATAAAGAAAAGGCTTATGCAACCGGCGTTGAGTTCCACACGCAGAAAGTAGAGAAGGCTTCACAGGCGTTTAGAGATGGTTCTTACAATAGAGGAATAGCTGAGGCTAACATGGCTAAAGCAAACATTCAAGACTTAGTAGATGGTGGCCTAATAAAAGAGCCAAAAGCTGTAGAGTTACGAAACTCGCTTGACAAAAAGATAACATGGTCCAACTTCAAAGGCATCAACGACAGACACATAAACGATGGTGACTTAGAAGGCGCACAGAAAGCTATCGAAAAGTTCAGAAAGACAAATATTCCAGGCATTGACGATATGGGCAGGGAACAACTTGCAGACTCTATGCAGGCAGACTTAAACAGAGAGGTGGCAAGACTCAAAGCTGAGAACAGCTACAACTCTAAGTATGACAACAAAGAGGCCAAGAAACTGACTAAATTGCTTAACGATGGTGAAGATGTAGAAGATGATGTTATCAATGCTACACTTGAAAGTAATGTGAGTGCAACAGTAGCGGAAGACCTGATACTAGCCAAACTTGATAATGCTAAAATCAAGAAGTTTTCAAGCATGGACATAGCGGACCAAGAAGCTGATATTAAAGAGTCAAGAAGCAAGACCGGCAAGACAGCTGACGAACTAAGACTTATCAACAAAAAAGAAAAAGCCTTAGAACAGCAAGTAATGCTTAGAGATGAAGACCCTTTAGTATATTCACAAGGTAAACACTTTGATGGCGAACTAGAGTACATAAGCCTTAATGATGTAGACTTTGCAGACAAGATATTCACAAGAGAAGAACAAACTGCAAGATCAAACCATTCAACCGGTAAGCGTAGCGGTATCTTCACAAAAGAAGAGATAAAAGAGAACAAGCAGGTGTTTAAAACAATGTCACTACAGGATAAGATGGGTTTTATAGACAACATAAACAGCCTTGAAGACTTTGACGTAGCCGAGAACACATTTACTCAACTTGGTGGTGAGGCTTTATTTGCAGGCATGATGGTGCAAACTGGCAACAGAGAAGCTGCTGAAATGTCATTACTTGGTAAAGGCGCTGATGTTCAACTAGAAGAAGCGTTTACAAAGAACCTAAAGACGAAAATGGCAGGTGTTTACTCTGGGTACGGCCAAGAGTTTATCAATTCAAACATAGACGGTATTACAAACTATGCAAAAGGCATGATCGCAAACGGTGAAGATGTTGGTTATATAGATGCTATAGAAAACAGCATAGGCGGTGTGGTAACTTATAGCGGTCAAAAAACTGTACTACCTTATGGGGTAGATAAAGGGCAATTTGAAGATTGGTTAGATAATATCACAATCAAAGGCAAGCCTGCACTTACTAAGGCATTAAACAACCTTACAGACCTATGGAGTCCTGATAGCGAGTTTCAGTTACGTTACGCAGGCCAAGGCAAGTATTATGTGATAGACCCTAACGATGGAAACCCGGCAGCGGTAAGAGGCGATGACGGCAAGCCGTTTATCCTTGACTACAACAAAAAAGAGGAATACAGATAATGCCTAAGATGGAACTTGATCTACCCGTAAAGGACATAGAGAAAGATTATCAGCCTTCAGGTTTTATGGCAGGCGTTGATTCTAATAGGCTTAGGTATGGTGAAAACATATTGCCACAGGCATACTCAAATATCGTAACAAGTTATGATGACTACAACGACAACAAAGAAGCCTACGATGCTTTCACTAACGTAGATACCTTTACTAACTTCATGGGTGATGACGATATAAAAAGAAAAACAACTTATGAGATGGCTATAGAAAATGGTAGATATATGCTTGATGATGACGGAAGGTTATCACCAGGCCCAAATCATTTTATGGGAGCTGATCTTCTTTACAACACAAAAGCAATTCATGGTGCACTACTAGCAAAAAGAAATGGCTTTAACAATGATGTTCTAAACAATGAATACGGAAACATAACAGAACTTAAAGCTGAAGAACTTGCAGAGATACAGGCGAACAGTTCCGGGCTCACTTTTGCACTTGGATATTTAGGGCAAGAACTTTTCAGAAAAGAAACCATTGTAGATGTTATGTCACCACAAAAGATAATGGGTAGCACAGTATTAAAAGGAGCTGCAAAAGCATTTGGTGTTGAAGCAATGTATGCCACTACAAGTGAAGTAATGCGCGAGAGACAAGCGCAGGAACACATGGAAAAAGCAGGCTTAGATTATACACTATGGGATAGTGTAGAAAACATCCTTATAGGCGCAGGTCTAGCAGGCGCAATTCGTGGTATAGGTTCTTCAGTACAGGATATTTTTACTCTAAGAAAGATAAATTCAAAAATAAGAAACGTAGAAGATAAAGCATTATTTGAACGTTATACAAGAAGAGAAAATTTCAAGCTCACAAGAGACTCACGAAAACATCTAGCCCTTGAAGAAAAAGCTGTACGTGACATAGACGAAGGCCGTGCAGCAGATGTTGCGGACCATACCGACATTGACATAAACACAAAGACTGATGAAGCAATAGAAGCAGTAAATATTAACGATGAGGTTGCAAAAGCAAACCCTGTAAACCATGATGACATAAAAGCATTTGAGCGCGAACTTGATGAAGTGGCAGAAGTTAAAGACCCTACAGAAGCAGACCCATATGGAGGGATGGTAGAGCCTAAAGTAGCTGATGAGACTATCAACGAAGTCATAGATGACCCTGAGATAAAAGCACTATACGATGAGATAGAAGCTGAGAAGAAAGCATTAAGCGGTCAAGCACAGGCAGTAAAAGAAGCAGGCGAGATTCCTGTAGGCGGTAGCGAAGATCAAGCAAACCAAGCTGTAAAAGATATGTTCAAGCGCGCAAAGACAGAGGACGATTTCTATAAAAGCATGAGCCAAGAACAAATCGATGAACTTGACCGTATCAAAATGGAAGACCCAGACCTTCAGGTAAAACAAAAAGAAATTGAAGACGAACTAAACGCTTTCGCTTCAGAGCAGGCAGGCGTAGGTGGCACTTCAGTATTCACACAGTTCGGCCCTGAGTTATTCGGTGGCGCGTGGAACGGAATAACATACGATTCAGAAACAAACAGTTTTGAGTTTGACCCACTACGATTTATGTTCGGCTTCTTAGGCGGTCATTTAGCTAAAAAAATTGCAACTAACCCTAAACTAAACGCAGTAGCAAAGAGAGAAGCACTAGCGTATGCACAGCGTATGCACGACAAACTTGAAGACACTAGGTACTTTCAGTATGTAACAGGTGTGCAGAAGGCAATAGATGATAGAGGTGTTAAAGCAATACCTGAAGCTTCAGAAGCTATTAATAAGACTACAAGAGATGCTAACTTTAAAGAATGGTTTAGTGACTCAAAAGTAGTAGATTATAACGGAGAACCTGAAGTAGTTTATCATGGTACAACTCATAACATTGGTGAATTTTCAATGGATAGAGCAAACCCTGAAAATTGGCATGGAAAAGGTTTTTATTTCTCAGACTCAATAGAAGATGTGAATAGGAATTATGGGACTATGGAGGGTGCAGACCTTACAGGAAGAATAGAACAGATTGCAGAGCGTAGGGCTGATGATATTATGGACGAACAAGATATTGATGATTGGGATGAAGCATACGAGATAGCAAAAAAAGAAGCTACTAAAGAAATATCAGGAGAAAGACCTAACGTAATGCCTGTATATGTAAAAGCTAAAAACCCATTAGAATTAGATGCTTATGGTGGTACTGAATTTGAAATAAAATTATTTGATGATGAGGGTGAATATCTATATGAAGCAGAAGGTGATGGTGCAGAATTACTGCAAGCTCTTAGAGATAAAATAGATGAGTATGGCGGCGAAAGTGATACAATCGTAGGCCAATTATACGAGATGTTCCAAGATGCAGAAACTTTCACAGCTAAAGAATTCGAAGATGCACTAAGAGGGATAGAGGAATTCTCATACATAGAGGGTCCTGAAGGAGAACTTATTAATCATCAAATCATTGCTGATGTTTATCAAGAGATGGGATTTGATGGAATCATAATGAGAAATGCGGAAGACCAATTTTCTAATATGGGCATGAACCCTGATACCACTCATTATATTGTATTCGAGCCTAATCAAATCAAGTCAGTAAACAACAAAGGTGCTTTCAGTAAAGATGGAAATATACTAAAATCTGCTATGATTGTACCAGCAGTAGGTGCAGGTGGTTTAGCCACAGCACAGCAAAGTGAGGGTATATAATGGCAATAGGTAAACCGGTAAAAGAGTTCATTCAGACCATAACAGAAGAAGCACCAAAACGTGCTCCACGGCGTAAAGCAAAAGAGTTTGAAACACCTGAAGATTTTACACAAGGCCGAGTTGAAGACATTGCAAGAGATGAAGCAGCAACTTATGCAGAGCAAGCCAAACAGCAAGCCAAGATAGATGAAGTAAAAGCAAGAGAAATACAAGAGGTAGAACGCACACCTTTTCCTGATAGAGAAACATTTATCAAAGAAGAACAACTACAAGCTAAAGCAGAGTCAAGGGCAGAATCAGATGCAGTTAGACTTCAGCAACTCCAAGAGAAACAGCGTGATCTTTACCTAAGAGCTAATGACCTGAAGATAGAACGAGACACAGCAAGACTTATTCAAGAACAAAAACCTGAAGGAAGAACTGCATTTAACGTACTGATGGATAGAATCTCACAGACCCCAGGAGTAGGTAAGACTTTCTCAAATATCGAAGCAAGAACCGAGGCCATTTACAAGCGTATCAACTCAGAGATGTTTGAACTAAAAGAAGGCATGAGGACTAAATACTTAGGTCTTAGACAAGATACAGAGCTTGCAAACGAAGTTATCAGATACCTAAAAGACGGTGTTGTGAAAAATAAAGCAAGAGCCAAAGAAGTAGAGCAGATAGCTAAACAATGGGAAGGCGCAGCCACTAAGATAAAGAACCTTAGAAACAAAGCAGGCGCAAGAATAGGCAAACTTGAAGACTGGATTTTACCACAAAGTCATGATGCTATGAAGATACGCAAAGCAGGCAAGGAAGAGTGGAAGAAAAGAATCACCCCTAAACTTGACAAGGCCCGTATCGAGAAAGAACAAGGCGCAAACCTAGATGACATATTAGACAAAGCCTATGTAAACATCACATCTCCTAGGGTAGAGACAAGAGGCGGTAAAGGCACAAGCAAGGTTGCAAAGCGTGGCGAAGAATCAAGAGTTCTGCACTTCAAGAACGCTGATGACATGATAACCTACAAAGACGAGTTCGGGAATCCTGATGTATTCGCTACTATGGATGCGCATATCCGTCAACAGTCAAACGAGATAGCAGCTATGCAATTATTCGGCTCAAACCCTGAAGCTACATTTAACAAGTTGAAAGAGTTGGCACGCAATGAGGGCATGGGTTCAAACGCAGAGGCGCACTTAGATCAAAACTGGAGACTATCAACCGGTCAAGTAGATGGAGATGATATTGTCTCTAAACTAGATGGATGGATAGCAACAGTAGGCGGCACACATAGAGCAATATCTGTAGCAGGCAAACTTGGTTCAGCTATGGTATCTTCACTAGCAGATGTATCAAGTATCGTTATGGGTTCAGGATACCGTGGTCTAAGTTCAGTGAACATCTTAGGTAAGGCGTTACACACACTACTGCAAGAGGCCACAACAATAGGCAAAGTTGCAGATAATGTTAGAGTAGCAAACCGTATAGGCGTGGTATCTGAATTTGCAAGTGCTTCACTAGCTAACAGCCGTTATGCTGAAGTAGGAGCAGGCGTAGCTCAAAGAGCAGCAGAAACAGTCATACGTGCAAGTGGTCTAGGTTCATATACAAACTCAATGAGGGCGGCAATGGGCTTAGAATTAGCTGGGAACTTTGCAGAGAACTTCAGTAAAAAGATTGATGATACACCATTCAGCGGACTACTAAAAGAGTACGGTATAACTGCTGATGAATGGGATATGATACGCAAAACAGAGACCTATAAGGCTAAAGGTGCTGAATTTATGGATACTAATAAAATCTATGAGATAGATGAACAGCTTGGTTATAAAGTAAACGAAATGATTACTAATGAAATGGATGCTTTTGTTATTATGCCTACAAATCGCACAAGAATATGGACAACATGGGGTGAAAAAAAAGGCACACTAAAAGGTGAGATGGCAAGAAATATGATGCTTTTTAAATCATTCCCTATTGCTTCAACGCTTATGCACTTTAAACGCATAGGAAGAATAGACAGCACAGCAGGTAAACTTGCCTATGGTGCTAAACTTGTAGGAGTAAATACGGTTATGGGCGGTATCACGCTATGGGCTTATGATATTGCAACAGGGAAAACTCCAAGATCAATAGACAGACCTGCTTTTATTGGTGAGGCACTTACTAAGTCAGGTGGCCTTGGTATATTCGGTGACTTCTTCCTAGGTCTTGCAGACAACGTATACGGGCATAGTTTCAGCGATACAGTAATGGGAGTTCCTGCAAGTACGCTTGATGACATCATTAAAACATCACAAGACCTTTTAACAAAAGAAGGAGAGGATAAATACAAGAATGTGTATAATAGAGCCAAGGCATACATACCAGGTCAGAATCTTTGGTACACACGTTACGCTGTAGAGAAAACACTAGGTGAATTTATGGGCGAGATGCTAGACCCTGACTATGAAGCAAGAAAACGCAGAAGACAAAAGGCCATGAGACTTAGAGGCCAAAAAGAATTGATAGAAGATTAGGTATAATAGCACAACAAAGGAGAGTAAATGGCATTTAACACAGCGGAAGGCCGGGCTGAATATTCGGCTTCATCAGGCCAAACCTTATTCACGTTCAACTTCAAGATTTACAAAACATCAGATATTGAAGTTTATCTAACACCGGCAGGCACAACGCCTGACGATACAACAGACATACTGACCGAAACAATAGACTATACGGTTTCTATTGATGGGGATAATGGCGGTTCAGTAACGCTTGTGACTCCTGCTACTCTTAATGACTCGGTTACTTTTGTAAGAGTATTGCCAAATACGAGAGATACAGAATATCAATCACTAGGTGACTTGTACGCTGATACTCTTAACATGGATCAAAACTATCAAACGTATCTACTGAAAGACAGAGAGACTACGGCAAATCGTCATATCTCTATCCCTAAGTCAGCTCAGGGCGTATCAACACAACTTCCTGATGTAAACTCTGACTCCTATTTGAAATGGAACTCAGCCGGGGATGCGTTGGAAAATGACAGTACTGTTCCTGCAGCGGTTATAGCAGCAGGTGATAGCAACTTAGAAGCTGAATCATGGGCTAACGAGAATGAAGATGTGCCTGTAAAAGAATATACAGCAGGGATAGGGTCAAATATAACTCCGGCTGCTTATTCTGCCAAACATTGGGCTATCAAGGCACAAGATGCAGTCATAGGAGATGTTGAGTTTAGAGATACTGAATGGAGAGTATTTGATGATATAGACAATACCAAAAAGATAGCCTTTCAAGTCTCAGGAGTATCAGCAGCAACTACTAGAGTAATTACAATGCCTGATGCTGATGTAGATTTAGGTGCAATCCCAGACCCTACAGTATTACTTCACACGGTCGGAAATGGTGGTGGAAACCCTGAAGGGTATATAACCACAGAGACAGCGAAGTTGGATACCGCAGGTGAAGCACTTGTTAAATCTACGGGTGCAAATATACAGAATCAATGTACTGCATGGGTGTTATTTAATGGGTCAGCTGTTACTATAACGGATTCGTTTAATGTATCTTCAGTTGTAAGAAGTGCTGCAGGGTTATTTGAGATTAATTTTGCCGAAGCTATGGATGATACTAACTTTGTAATGAGCGCAATGGCAAGACATGACGCGAATACAGGTCCTTGTATTGTAGGGCAAAGTTCACAAAATGCAGCATCTACTGTAAATACTGCTTACATTAAAGTTATTGTTGCGAATACTACAACTTCTTATGATAGTACAGAAATACGTGTAGCATTTTTTGGAGGCAAAGCATAATGAAAACTTTCTACAAGATAGAGAACGGAAAGCATAGTATAGGCTCAGGCAGTAAAATTCCTGAAGGATTTACAGAATACACAATAGGTCAAGAGCCTTTAGAGTTAAAAGCATTGCTTGAATTAGATACACAAGCTCAAGTAATAACACGCTTAAAATCACTATACTTAGGTGTAGTACAAGACAAGTTAGATGAGTTCGACTACGATTCGCTAGCAACTGTTAAGTTATGGGAAGGTGACGCAACATTTGGTGCTGAAGCAACACGTATTCTAACTTGGTATAAAGCTATTATAGCTAAGAACTACGCACTTCTTACAGCAGGTGTTCCTATGACAGATGAAGAGTATTTGGCGCAGATAAATGCAATCGTATTTTAATGTAAAGGCTCAATAATGGAAAAAAAAGATTGGTGCACTAAGTTCCCAGAGTATTGGTACTCGTGGAGTTTTAAGAAGATTTACATAGGCGATTGCTGTAAAAAGCATGATGATGTAGATGATGATCGTGGCGGTTGTGACTCAACAGCGTTTATGAAGTGCTTGCTCAACAAAAGAATCATGGGCGGTTCTATGATATTCGCAATGGCTTCTTTGGCGTGTTGGGTTAAGTATCCGTTCAAAATGAAAAAAAGGGTTTAGCATGGGAATATTTGATTGGGGCAAAAGTGTTGAAAGCGCAGGAAACGGCTTATCTAATGTAATCGAGTCTACAAGGTTTGCATTAACCGGTGATATGCCACCTGAAGAAAGAGTGAAGCTTCAAGAACTTTTAGTAAGACTTGAAGAACTTAGAACAAAAGTCAAGACAGGTGTTATCGGTCTTGCAAATGTTGATGCTCAAAGTAAAAGTTTCTTTCAGTACGGGTGGAGACCTTGGATTGGTTGGGTGTGTGGAACATCACTTGCTATGTATTTTCTTCCTCAATACGCTATGGGCGCCTATGTGTGGATTGATACTATTCAGGCAATGACTCACACGGAGATAATAAAGCATGGCCTTCCTGATTATCCGGTAAGAGCTGATGCGGTGCTAGAATTGGTTGTTGCGTTAATAGGTATGGGTACACTTAGAACTATTGATAAGAAACTTGGTACAGCCAAATGAAATGTGATACAATTAGATAATACAACAAAAGGAAGAACAATGCTTGGTCAGCCTAACGGACAGCCATTATCAGAACCACAGATCAAAGAACTTAACGGCCATGTAGAGAAACTGCCTGTAGTGATGGAACTAAAAGAAAACAATAGACAGCTTTTAGAAGGTCAGCAAGATATAGAAAAGCGTTTAGACAAGGGCGCAGAACGCATGGACGGAATCGAGGACGAGTTGAAAAGTTTAAAAGATGCACTTACAAATGGACTTAAAGATGTCATAGCTGAGGTAAGAGATCAAAAACTATCTGAACTAAAGAATGAACTTAAAGACAGAAAGTCTAGTGACAACAGCCTTAAAAACGATATGATTAAAATAATTGTAGTATCAATCATAGGTGCAATCGGATACCTTTTTATTAAATCCTATGGCTAATATCACAGAAGAAGAGAGAGATGCCTTACGAGATATAAACTGCAATGCAGAAGCAAGTGACACGCCTAAAGCTTTGGCGTTCATGGCCTTCATATACCTACCTATACTATACTTACTACTAAAGGGATAAAATGTCAGACTTCAAAAAAGCTTTTGATGTACTAATGAAACTCGAATTTAGCAACGCTTCAAACTTCCTGCACAAGAACAAATCAGAGAGAGACTACACAATAGCAGGCATATACAAATACGCACACCCTAACTGGCTTGGATGGTTCATCGTCAGTAACGCATTGCAAAACAATGATGGCAACATCACGGCTACTTCTAGGGAGCTTTACAGGAACACACACATAAACGAACTTATCATGCAGTTCTACATGGAGCAATTCTGGCTAAGGCTTAGACTAAACGAACTTCACAGCGATAACACAGCTACCGAGATATTCCTATTTGCAGTCAATTCAGGGTGTAGAAACGCAGTACGTAAAGCGCAGAAGGTTGTAGGAGCTGACCAAGATGGTCTCATGGGTAAAATCACTATTGGCTTACTAAATAACTTTGATGAAAAAGAATTTGATCTTAAGTTTGATGAAGTTGAAAAACAGTTCTACCAGGACATAATAGAAAAAAAGCCTTCCTTCGCTGTGTTTAAGAATGGATGGTTTAACCGTGCAGAGTACGTGTAATGCACGATGAAGAATGGGATATGTTAATCCTGATAGTAGTTCTATTCGCAATAATAATAGGGTTTACAGTATTTATAGCATACGGGATGAAAGGCAACCATAACCTCGTTGACACTTTGGTCTCTCGCACACTTTCTTAAAAGATTATAATTAAACTCTTCTTAAGTATATACGATATACAATTACTTATCTTAATAAAAAAGGGTTCACAATGGAAACATTAATTATAAGCATAACTTCAATAGCAATACTAATTGCATACACGCTTGACTACGGATGGGCGATAAACAAACTGTTTGATTTAATAGGTGGATGCAATGAGTAATTTACACACAATAAGCGACACTAAACGCCTAGATAAAGACATAGGCACTGCAAACCGCAACCGAGGCTATGAAGTATACAAAAGCGGAAAATCAAAGCACGAGCAGCATATCGATTTAGCTTTTGAAAAAGTCAGAGAAGAACTACTCGATGATCTATTCGAAGCAGACACGCGAAGCGATGTTGAAGACCTACTCACGGCAAGCCTTTGGTACACGATAGAACATTACAAACTAAACATAGAGCCTGACGATGTGCTTCCTTTCTTTTGGAAGCGTTACGGGTTGAAGGACTAAAATGCGTTTCACAATAAGAGACATACGAGACAACAAACCGTTGCGCAACTTCCTGCGCCTAAGATATGTTACATCGGCACGAACAACAAGAGACGGTGACTTCCATTCACTAATCGAGTACGATACAAAGAAAGCTATCAAGCTAATTGACATAATGATTAAGAAGTACGAGAACACGGCTAAAAGAAAATACATTCCAAAGTGGGAAAAGCACAGAGAGACTTTAAAGGAGATGGAAAATGCCAACAGCAATGCCAACCACTAAAGACTTCCAAGAGACGCTAGAAAAGTATAAGGGCTACTACGACCCTCAAAAGATTTTAAAAAGGCGTGTGATTAAGGATTCATGCTTTAAATAGGTTGTTAGTGTATCTTTAGAGGTACACTATAGAGCCACAAGCTCAAAAAAACAAAAGGAGTAGCCTATGGGTTATGAAGTAACCGTAGTATATAAGGTCGAAGTAGACAACAACACGGAAGAAACAAAAGCTGATATTGCAAACGCACTAGCAGATGGCGGTATCTTAAACACAGATACAAACACAAACATTGTTGACATCCAGGCACTTAGTGCAGAAGTCAAAGAAGTCACGGTAACTGTAAAAGATTATCTAAAAAAAGAAGAAGCTGAATAGATCAGCACTTCCATAAAAAGGGTTCAACATGCAATACACACCATTAGTAAAAGATATAATCAAGTTCCTAATCATAGAGATGGGCAACCCTTCAGCAGCAGACTTTGCTAAGTTCCTAAAAGATTGCAAAGGTGTAGTTTTATGATAACAGTAGTATTTGAACCTGAGAAGTATAGAGACAACATGGATGCACTTGTAATAGCCGACAAAGTGCAGAAGATATTTTCAGAGTATAATGGAACGGAGTATAACGATAAGTTTAAAAAGCTTATGGATGAAATAGACTTCTTTGCAGATAATCAAGAATGAGTTAAAGAGACCCGCCAAAAAAAGGTTCAAGTTAAAAAGGCGGGTGAGGGCGTGTTATAAACACATCGTTATTATAACTAAGTAATAAATAATTTGCAATAGCTTTTTAAATAAGCTATAATATGTGCAAGCTTTTAAAGAAGTAAGGGCAAAGGGTCAGTCGAATACCTGCTAACCCCTTGCTTCTTTAAGGGCTTAATGAGTTGGCGAAATTCGACACTTCTTCTAACTCCCCTTAAATAATAACGTCGGAAAGAAAGCAAATGAATAATGCTTTTAGATTTTACGGAAAACCAGTACCACATGTTTTAGAAAAAGAAGCCTTATTAATACAAGGCCTATATAATCTCAATGATCTTCAGTTAGCAGGGCTAATGAAAATACATGACTTCTTTAAGCGTGTAACATTATTTGACTGTTCCCCTTACAACCTTGAATTAGTAGTTTATAGATATGGGTCGGATAGTGGAAAACAAGAAGAGATAAGCAGGAATAAACTTCCGTGGAATACACTGTCTTTTTTTGATGATGCTTATGATAAATGTAGTGATGGAGCAAAACATTTCAGTGATGATATAGGACATAAGTTCTTCAATAGATTTGCAATCAAAGTTCTAAACGACATAAATAATTTAACTGATTATGTAAATGTTGGAGTTATAGAACAGAAAGAAGACGCTCCATCTCGTGTCGTTGAGTTCAAATAATGACTGAGCATTTTACATTTTTTGAAAGCTACTACAAGTCAGTAAAAGACTTGCCAGATGATATAAAAGCTGAATTTTATGATGTATTATTCAATTATGCGTTATATGATAATGATATTTCAGAGGAAGCAAACCCCGTAGTTAGGGCTATTTTCTTAATGGCTAAACCAAACTTAGACAAAAGCAAAGCAAGAAGAGATGCAGGCAAGCAAGGTGGAAGCAAACCACAACCAAAAAGTAAGCAAACGGAAGCAAACGTAAGCAAACCTAAGCAAGTGCCAAGCGATAAGGATAAGGAAGAGGATAAGGATAAGGATAAGGAAGAGGATAAAGAGAATGATAAAGAAAAAGAGAATAAAGCTTTTTCGTTTAATCTCTCAAAAGCTATTCAATATAATTCTCTTTCTAAAAGTTATCAAGATAAACTATTGGGATACGCTGTTGTAAAAGATGGAGCTTATCAGTTACAAAAGTTCTTAGACCATAACTTAGCCAAGGGCAGCAAATATAAAGACTGGTCAAGAGCATATAACACATGGGTAAGCAATTCAATCGAATACAGTAAAGGAGATTATAACCCTAATAACTACATAAAGGTTTTAACTAATCACCCTGATTACGATAACGTATATGTACCTTACGGGCAAAATAAAGCGTTCAGTGAGGAATATGATTACATTTGTGATTTTGACGTTAAAGAGACACCTAAGATTGTTTCAGGGAACGATCCTGCTTATAATCATGACAGAGACATAACAAAAGTAATTAACTCAAAATTAGATGGATGGAAATAAAATGAGCAAAACACTAAAAGAAATGGAAGCAGAACTGCAAGAGCCGATTGAGCCTTTTGATATGGATGACAAGATGGGGATGATACACAACATAGACTGCTTAGAGTTTATGAAACAAGTTCCAGATAATTACTTTGATCTAGTTTTAACAGACCCGCCTTATGGGATTAATGAAAGTGGTGGAAAATTCAGAGGTAGGAAAGGCGGAGGGCATAGAGTTTTGGAGAAAAAGAATTGGGATAAAGAAACACCGAGTAAAGAGATATTTGATGAAATATTTAGAATAAGTAAGAATCAAATTATATGGGGTGCTAATTATTTCACAGACAAAGGCATTCCCCCTTCTATGGGGTGGATATACTGGGATAAAAGGATGGGAGGAGACTTTAGCGATGGGGAACTAGCATTCACATCATTTAATAAGGCATTAAAATCATATTCAAAATGTAATAAAATGCGTGGCAAAAAGCATCCCACACAAAAGGCACTAGAAATAATAGAGTTCTCTTTAGAATATGCAAAAGTCGAAAAACACCACAAAGTATTCGACCCATTTATGGGAAGTGGAACGACCGCTATCGCAGCTGAGTCGTTAGGATTGCAATGGTGTGGATGCGAACTAGAAGCCGATTATGTAGCAATAGCAAACAAACGCTTAGAAGCGGTACAGGGGAGCTTATTTTAATGCCTAAAACATTCCTAGTAAACGACATAGACCATCCACCGCTAAGAAACTGGATAAAAAGAAAGTGCCATCCAGTATCGCATAAATACAAACAAGGCTGTATAATGGCAGTCTACGAGTCTGAATCAGTGATAAGAACGCTGCACAATACAATCAGGCAGCACAAGAACACGAGTTCATCTAAATACATCCCGGCATGGGAAAGTCACATTCAAAAAATAAAAG